CAGGGCGTGAGCCTGTGCGTGGTACTTAAAGAGTATCAAGGCGTGAGCCTGTGCGTGTGCCTTGTGTTCTCCTCTCATTACTGGAAACCAGTTCAACTAAAAAAACAGACTATCTCTCACACGTACACGAATAAAAAAAGAACACGCCCACACAGCCCCACGCAAAGGATATGCTGTCCTTATATATAGAAAAAGCCCTTTAAAGCCTCACTTTTGGTAGTTTTTGCACTCGCCCACACGCACCGCACGGGGGAAATTGCCGTCCTGTGTATATCAAATACCCACACAGATTTTCTCTTTAAATATTTGCCATGCGTTCAGACATACGGTTAGCACGATTGGGTGTCTGTTTAGCCCATAGACTATCTAGCATCTCCACACTGGCAGTCTTATAGTCCTCATCTTGTAGAGCTTTAAGCATACCCTTAAACTTAGATACCCCATAAGCACCCATCTGATAACACATCTCAACTACTATATGTCTAGCAGTGTCGTGGATATTGGGACATAACATAAGGACATCTTCCGCACCTGTTACAGCACGAGCAAAGTCTCTTTCAAAGAGTTTATTCCACCCTGCCATGTCTGTAGGAGGTATCTCACCCTCTAACATTTTGTGACCATAGCCACCTGTTTTAAAACCTAGAGTATCTTTATAGACTTCCATACGGAAACCTTCTTCTTTTTTAATCTCTTTTTTAGTCTGTTCTAAGTCCATTATATAAACCTTTCTTTGGTTGGGTTTCTTCCTATTGTTCCTTCCATGAATTTCTCTAAATCTTGATTAATCAAATCTTCTTTGTGCTGATTGTAAGATAAGGTTTGGTCTCTATCTAACCTATCTGTCCAATATTTAGCACACATGGCTAATGCGTCTATGGCATCATCATGTCTAAGTGAACCTTTGTCTCTTGTAAGCCTTGTCATTTGTCTAAACAACTGATGGTCTGGTTCATTCTTAAAATCTTCGTGTATTAGTAAATCATCTACTACTAACCTATGACTATTCATCAAAGGCTCTAGTGTATCTATTATCCGCTTTTCTTTTTGTGTATTATGTCTAACTTCTTCAATCTCACAGGGGTGTATCTTAGCCATAATAGGTTTTAACAACTGAGTTGCCATACCATCACCAAAGTTACTCTCAATGACTACATAGTTAACATCATGCTTCTTAGCAATATTTGATAACCTAGCCATAGTTGTATCTGAGTATCCACCTTCAAGACTACCTTGTGCAGTCAAATATAGAACTCCATGAAGCATTTTTAAGACTGCATAAGCAGTTTTATCTTCTCCTCTACCTGATGGGTCAATAGACATACATGTACCTTCAAACGGAGTAAACTCTTCAGACATATACATAGGAGCTACAAAGTAATCTCCTTTAAGTCCCACATTGGGAATGTCTGGGTCTATAGCTTTCATTTGTTCTGGTGATGAAGCCCATTGTATCTTTGCAGGTGCTTCTTTCCAAGTTGAACAACCTGAAGCTATTATTAAATCGTTTAATTTTAGAGGGTATCTATTTGCATCAGACAATGAAGTGTCCAACATGAATTGTAAGTTAAACCCTGAACGACCATACGAAGCTAATCGTTCCATTAAGTCTGTAGCATCAAATCTTTTAGGGTCTGTAGGCTCACCTTCAACACCCTTAATGATACTTGCTAACTTATCTCCATAAGAGATTGTCTGAGTTTTATTAGGTACTAATGCTGTCCAAATTTTTGTCTTAAATCCTCTTTCACCTAATGAGTTGTACAATGACATCTCATTCTGCGGTGTCCCTAGAAATATAGTTCTACCAATTTCAGGTTTAATAATTGCATCAAATTCTTTAACTGTTTCTGACAACCTATCTCTCATAAGCTGTGTTTGGGAGTTATTCGCACTCTCAACGTCATCTGCAATAATAATATCGGCTCTTGAACCTGTCATCTGACCAGAAATACCCATAGACTTAACTGAGGGTGCATGACTGGCTGTAGCAGGTGCAACATCAAAGCTAATCTTTGAATGTCTTTGGTTATCTCTAGGTATTAGGTGTTGTAACATAGGCATCTCTGAGATTAACCTTTGTGTAAACGTNCTGAAATCATCTGCTCTAGTTTTACTTGCAGATACTACTAATATGTTTCTTTGAGGGTTTAGTAGNAACTGGTGGCATACGTATGCCGAAGTAATCCAAGATTTACCTACACCTCTGAATGCTTCTATTACAATTCTTTTTTCTTTTGATTGAAGAAAGTCTGCAATGTCATATTGAATGGGTGTTGGCTCTGGTAAGTTTAAATGTTTCCAACATAAGAACAAAAAGTTCTTAAAGTTATTAATTCGTTTATCCATTAGTCCTCTGGGGTATCAAAAGGTACACTATCTAAAAGGTTTACTTCTTTTTTAGCAATAGGGTCTTTTGAATATTGTTTACATATCTCAAGACAAACTTTCATCTCTGAAGCTGTTAGTTCGTCACCAGATTTTAATTTGTTATAAGAATGAGTTACTAATAATTGAGGTAACTCTTTTATTATTGTTTCTAAATTACTTTGGTCTTCCTTGTCCGTTGTATTTTTTAAAGGTACTTCCTTTGTTTCTTGACTTGACATGTATTCCTTTTCTTTTTTTAGGTTTTTCTCTAGGTACATACGATTTTGCTGTTTTCATTATTTAGATAGCCTATCCATGTGATTATAAATTCTGCCAATCTGTTTATCCATTGACATAATCTCTTCGCTTAACATTCCTATATGAACCTCAAGTTCTACGATAGTCATTAGTACCCAACTAGAAATTCCTAAAAGAATTGCACCTAATGCACCAATAAGCATTGTATTATGTTCTTTTTTCATTTAGCTATTTTTCCTTTGTTAATACCTTTTTTTATTACGTATTCTCGAGTTCCATTAGCGTTAATTGAAACTTCTTTTTTAAGATTTTTAAACAAGTTCATTTCTTTATCTTTATGTTCTTTATTTTTTATGAACTCTGTTAATTTTTTTATGTCTCTCATATTTTTTAGATTTTGAATTAGGAAACTTAAACGTCCATAGGTCGTCTACAGTTTTGTTTAATTTTTCAAACATATTGTCGATACCTCCAAAGAATGCTAAACAAAACCTATCTATCATTTTTTGAATATGCTTGAGACTTTAATTCCAAATGATGCCGCTACGATAGCACCAAAAATATAAAATAATTCAGAAGGCATTGCTGATAAGACTTCTGCCCATTTCATAAATCTTTCTGTTTCTCCTATTAAAGGGAGTGTAAGTATTCCTAAAAACCAGATTAAAATTAATTCGTCTTTTATTCCTGAGTTTTCTATTTGAGTTTTTTGTACTTCTTTACTAGCTTCAATTTCAGCAACTTGTTTGTTGCCTCTTTTTTCTAAATGTGTTGAAAGTGCTTTTGTTGTATGACTAATTAAAGTTTTACCTAATAAACTAAAGAGCATATCCTATTGAAAAATTAATGCTGACCAGATAACTAAACATAGTAATTTCTTGTCTGTATTCATGTACCATATTTTAGTTTTATCAATATATGTTTGAGGGTTTTGTCCAAATATCATCATTATGTTGTTTCCTGTGTTAATTCTTTGCATTCAAATTTGACTGCAAGTTTTTGTTTGTTAACTAAATCTGTTCCTATATTTTCTACTGCTTGTGATGCTTTAAGGTATCCTTGTTGGATACAATCGTAATATGTGTCAAACTCTAAAGGTATTACTTTAGGATTGTAACATTGAGGTTGTCCTGCAAATGAACATAAATGCAGTATCAACACGTATTTAAAAAGCATTATTTAAACTGAAAAAATCCTATAATTCCAACTACAAGTGTCCCAACAGCTAAGATAACTCTAAGTCCACCCTTACCCATAGAAACATCTTGTCTTAACGATTTAACTTCTTTTTTCATTTCTTCTAAAGTTTTCAAGATGTTATTCATTCGTTCAGCACAAAGTTTTTCATGTGACGAAAGTCTAACCCCAGTAGCCACGTCAGCGTACTGTTTTGAGGGTAGTTTTTTAGGCATTAAACTCCTATTAGTGCTTTAACTTCTTCTTCGGATAATCCTAAGTCTAGTAACTTTTGTTTGCCAGATGCTTTTTTAGTTTCAGCATTTGTTTGTGCTGTATCATAATCAGATTGTAACTGTGCTAATCCATCAATACATTCTTGTTCAGTAGGTTTTGTTTTACTGTCATCATGTATAATTAAATTAGCATAAACTTTATTTTTTGCATCACTCCAACCAAACCATTGTCCAGTATGTAATGAAACTAAATAATCTTCTATGTGATTTGGTCTACTATTAATATCCATCTTATGTATCTCCTAATCTTATAAACGTAAAATATGTTGTGTTTGTTGCACTATCTCCAATAATTAATGTGGAAGAATTAACCATAGCAATTTGAAATCTAACTTTATGAGTTGTGGTATTTGTAACATCAAATATAGCAGATGAACCACTACTTATATAAGTGGTAGAGCCACCAGTTTGTTGAATAAATCCATCACCATAAGCTATATTAGCATAAGAAGAATTATCTGTTGTAGCAGCTATGTAACCAGTAACAACTCTATCATCACCATTATTTCTAGCATTATAATTAAAAGTTATTTGCCAAATTCCAGTATCTGGAAATGTAAAAATTCCACCTGATTGTGATAAACCAGTTCCAATT